CCATTGATGTACAGACAGCAGACGCAATGATTGATTTATCCCCCTGTATCAGTATCTACATGCAGGCAGGCTTCTTTAATTCCTATGATATCGATGACGCACTCGCTTATTACATGGACCTACACAAGGACATGCAGTATTTGAAAATCAAGAAAGGCGCAACGGTCGAGGATAAGGTTCTGCTGCTCACGGCGCTTGAAACGAATCAGTGCCGGTATGTAAAACAGGTCAAGCCTCCTTTTGTGAGCGCAAAAGCCAAAATGTCGCTCAGTATGCGGCTTGGCACCGTGTTCACTCCCGATGAGTATGTTCAGGCACGCGGAGATATCGACATCCATACTAATGACCATAAAGTGATTTATACTTCGGGCCTTGCGGATGTCGTAAAGAACAACACCGTCTACTGCATCAAGTTCATCAGCAGTCTGGCACACAAGCATTTTCTGCAGTGTGCGTGTTCTATGATTGCGCTGGGTCTTCCATATGGCGTTGTCTGGAACGTGAAAAGTAACCTGATGTACAGCGTAAAAATCAAGGATAAGGACGCTCTGATTGACGCAATCCTCAAGTGCATCACGAAACGAGCTTACAACGGCGCGGATTATTACACCTGCCGAAAAGGCTTTGTACAGGATACGGCATCGATTATCGACCGCTGGACTGACGACGGATATGCGGAAGAACCCACCGCCATCACTTCTGGCGACGGTATCGCCATCATCAAGCAGGGAACTCGCTATTTTGTGATGGACGGGGCACGCCGAAACACTCTGAACGATAATTTTGGGCTTGGTTTTGCCGATGTGAAAGACGCTTGTCTTGCTTATGCGAAGAGTTGTGAACTCCAGAAAATCGTGGACCATGATTCTCCTTATTCCGAAGTTGAATTCTGGCTCGACCAGAACAAGGCATTTGAGGAATACATGACGCAGGTAAGCCATGAAATCGAACAGCACAAGGAAGGACCGTATGCAAAGTATAAGTCTTTCGCTGCTCCTGCTGTCCGAAAGATGCTGGCTGAAAAGGGACTGACCATCATGTTCCCGGAAAAGGTCCTCATCAAGGTCTGGAAGATGCGCCGTGTCGAAGATGCCATGTATCAGAAAATTGAAGAAGCAAAGAAGCAGAACAGCTCCAATGTACCGCTTGATGAGGCGTTCTTTGACTCTGAACTGGTGGATTCCGTTGAGGGAAGCATCGAAAGCGCCAAGGCAAAATCCAAGTCCAAAAAGGAATCCGTATTACCATTTTCCAAGTACGGCACAGATGAGAAGAAGAGCTATCGTGTCGTGAAAAGCGATGAACTCTCAAAGCCCAACCAGCCCCGTTATGTTGTGGTCGAGACGGCTACCGATAGGGTCCTGGACAACGCCAATGGATACGGATATCTCTCATACAAAGCTGCCTGGAAAGGCTATTCGTACAAGAGCAAGCATCATCTGGACGGCGCAAAGAAGCCTATGAGCAAGAGCGCAAAAGAACGGGCTAAGAAAAAGGCGGCTTTCTTTTCAACTGACTCGGAGCAGCTTAGTTTCGGCTGATTCAGACGACAGAGCTAGGACTCATAATCTCAGCGGCAGGGATGCCTTATCGCCGCTGGTGAGAGGAGGTGTTATGCACGGGCTCAGAACGTTGCGCATTGTTTCGATGCAGCCACGCCAACTCGACCAACACGAATATAATCACAAATCAGGGAATTTTTCTGAATATCAATAACAAATATCAAACACACGCCTACTTGGGCAGAAAGGAATCACAAATGGGACGCTATAATTTTAATCAGAGGACTCGGGACGGCTACGAAATCTCGCCCGAACAGGCTAAAAAGTGGCTCGAAAAAAACGACAATAACCGGAACATCAACTACGCCAAAGTCAAGAAGATGGCGAAAGACATGAAGGAAGGACACTGGGATACAACACATCAAGGTATCGCCATTGCCTCCGATGGTACACTGGTCGATGGTCAGCATAGATTGCTCGCTATCGTGGAGTCCGGCGTGACTGTGCGCATGAATGTTACCTTCAATGCCTCCAAATCTCAACATATCGACTCCGGCAACAGCCGCTCAATGGCAAACCGTGTACAGATGTCGGACTACGATATGAGTTGGACGAACAAGACGATTCTCTCCGCAGCAAACCTCATTGGTCGCCTGTTTGCAGGCTCAAATCTCAGCCACGAAGAAGCTCTGAGCGAGTGGCTGATGAGGTATCGCACGCAAATCGAATCCGCCACCAAGTGCATCAAGAAGGCTACACTGCCGGGACTCAATTCCGCAGGTACAACAGCGGCCATCATTGTGGCTGCCATGAACGATGTTCCTGCTATCTACATCGAAAAGTTTATGGATGTGTTCTATTCGGGGTTCACCAACAATGAAGCCGAGCATTATGCTATCACGCTGCGGGACGAACTGCTGCGTGAAAATCGTGTCAAACGCGGCACACAGTATGCAAAGTTTGCCTTCTACCGTACAGCCAACCGGCTGAACCAGTATTACAAGACGGCTACCGGGCAGCGCGTTGCCAAGCGCGTCAATGACGGCGATTTCCCGTACAATGTTTATGATGCCAACGGCGGTATCGTAAAACCCGAAACCAAGAAAACCAAGAAAGCTGGGTAATGCCATCAACTTGAGTCTTTGCAGCTGTATGGATGTTGCAAAACGAAGATATAGCCCAAAAATTCCGACAAATCGCATAAAAAATTGTTGCAAGGAGACAAAAACTATGAATAAGTTTGAAGCAAGGAGCACGCTGGGGAGCGAGGCTGTCCCGGTTTTCGACGATGACGGTAAGCTCACGGAATGGCTGCACCGGGATAACTACACTGTTGAAGAGCTGGAACTGATGAACTTCGTCGGCAAAGAAAAGCCTGTCATCAATAAGGATGGCGTGAAAATCGTTCGGGATGGCACGGTCATTCGGAGAACCAACACTGAAACAAGAAAAACTGAATTTCTATTCATCCCGCGCATTGTCACCAGCGAACAGAAAACGGTGTGAGGTGCAACGTGGTCAAAATTTATGGGTCCAGTGACGACCTTGTCTGCCTGGATAATTCCAACTATGGGGTCGATGAAATTGGTTGCTTCGATGTCAAGGGAGTTCGGCTGTTCCTGGATGATGACACGATTTTGGTAGTGCGCTATACGAACGGTATCTGGCGCATCGAAATCGAGCGAAAGGGTACTGCACCATATCAGCATGAGGTCTGTGCGGGCAATGATGAGGCCGATTACAGCGATATCTTTTGTACGGAATCCGACGTTATTGCGCACGAAATCATTCGATGAGGATTGGAGCAGCCATGGCAAAAACTCTTCTGACTCAAAAAATAGAATCAGCGCTAAAGGTTTGGCATCCTGCCAACTATGGTGAATACCAGGTTGATTCGTTCCGTCAAGGCTTCGACGCTCTGGAAGTACCTGTCGAGTGCGGTTCGATAAAATCCGGCCTTGTTCGCCTATTCAAAACTGGAATATCAGTAATGTGACTTCACGAACTGATATGTTTACAAATGCTCCGTGCGGTGACATCTTTGCATCCGCAGCATAAAGGAGAACTAAATGAAAAGGCTTTTGAAAATCATCATTTTCGCTATCCTGGCCGGATTCGGTGCTTTCTGGTATGCAGAAACTCGAAAGCGTCGGGCCATGATTCCGCTCGAATTTCGAGGCGAGTGAGATGCGAAAAGATATCAAAATTGTGCTGGAAACCATCTGGTATCTAATTCTGCCGGTGTTTATTTTTGTACTTAACATTAGATATTGGCATGGGTATCTAGCGAATCCTGGCTGGTCCTTGACCCATCCGTCATATGTTGTTCTTGGATTTGTCTTGAGCGCTGCGTTGTGCTTTGAGATTGTATATATCGACATCAAGTTTGGGGAAAAATAGCGCTTGCCAAAATATACGAACGCCGTACAATGTAAAGTGTGAACAGATACTAAGCAATCAGTAGGATTCACAATCTGTATTTTAAGCGGACTTATCCCATAGCGGGGTAGGTCCGCTTTTTTTGTTGAAAGGAGAAGAATTCATGAAAATTAAAAACAAGCTTTTACGGAGTACAGCGGCAATCATCGCTGCGCTCTTTGCACTCAGCTTCACCGGCTGCGGTCAGAGTCCGATAACCTCGGAAAGTCCATCCAGCACCGGGGCCGTCTCAGAAAGCGCTGCAAGCAGCGAGCAGACGGCTGGCGATTCGGTGGACGGCAGCTTTACTATTCACTTTATAGACGTAGGGCAGGCGGATTCCGCCCTTATCACCTGTGACGGCCACTCAATGCTTATTGATGGCGGTAATGTAGATGATTCTAACCTCTTATATTCTGTTATGCAGCGTGAAACCGATGGACACCTGGATTATGTCGTTGGAACCCACGCACACGAAGACCATATCGGCGGTTTGTCCGGTGCTTTTGAGGCCGTCACTGCGGACATGACTCTATGCCCTGTGACAGAATACGACAGCAAAGCATTTCGGGACTTTGCAAGCTACGCGGAGCAAAAAGGCGGAGGCATCACGATACCAGATGTGGGTGAAACCTACACTCTAGGGGAAGCAGAATTCACGATAGTTGGTGTTAATTCTGTTCCCGATGATACGAACAATACATCGATTGTTTTGCGTATTGTCTATGGAGACACCTCGTTCCTCTTTACCGGAGATGCGGAACAGGAAGCAGAAAACGTGATACTTGCATCGGGACAAGACATTCAGTCAACAGTTCTGAAAGTAGGGCATCATGGCTCAAGTACATCTACCTCAGAGGCTTTTCTGGATGCGGTAAATCCAACATATGCTGTGATTTCTTGTGGCACAGGGAACAGTTACGGTCATCCACATCAGGAAACACTCGACAAGCTGCAAAACAAAGGTGTCGAGGTTTATCGCACAGACCTGCTGGGTGATATTTACTGCACCTCGGATGGCAAAGAGGTGAGTTTCACTTCCGGTGAATATCATGATGAGAATCGGATTGAAGCCGGTTCTGCTGCAGAGTCCAATGATGAACAAAACAGCAGACCTCTTGTAATAGACGAAACATACGTTCTGAATACAAGCACTATGAAGTTTCACAAACCCGATTGCTCTGCAGTCGAATCGATGAGCCAGAAGAATCGAATCGACTATATGGGTTCGCGTGACGAACTCATCCAGGAAGGGTATTCGGCTTGCGGAATTTGCAAACCATAAAAATTGCACCTGATTTACTCGACAAGCTGTGCGAACTGACTACAATAAAAAATGTACGATAGATAACAAACATCGAAAAAGGCATTCTGCCTTTCGTACAATTCACAATTCTGCAGACATAAGGCAGACTCACCGTCTTGGTGGGCCTGCCTTTTTTGTTTGCGCAACTATAAAAAAGGAGTATAACGCAATGTTCAAAATTCACGATGACAAGGTCTACTTCGTCGCCGAAACCCCTAACATCAACAAAGTTATCGAAATCTTCCTGCCCAAGGATGACCGTGGCACCATTATGGATTCACACGAAATCCGTGTGGACCTGTGCCGTTCCGTCATTCACATGGAGAAGAAGGGTGTCCGTGTCTTGAAGGTCCGCAACATTGAGGATACCAACAAGGCAAGCATCGACATCTGGCACATGCCGGAATATCAGGAGGCTGCAGAGTCTCCCGTAAGCGATGTGGTCAATGCCTGCATTGAGTCCTGCTTTGATTCCGGTGCAATGTTCAATCTGCCATGCAAAGCCAACCGCAAAACCCATGAAGTTTTTGCTGTCGAATGCTGCGCAAGCCCCGATGATGATGACTCGTTCAGCCATGCAGATGTTGAAATTGACGGGCAGTCCTACCCGCTCAATTTTGTCTCTGACATCATGGATGAGAACGATGTCAACAACGCATTGGATGAGTTCTACCGAATCCAGCAGACCGGCGAATTTTGGGAAGCGCACGACGGCAAATCGCTCACGGACGCTATCCATGAATGTCGCTGGGCTATCCTGAAGGATGCCATCCAAAAGCGCGGACATGAGGCTGTTGCTGATTTTGTCGGGACCGACATTTCCAGCGATACTTACGACCGCGTGATGAATGAAACCGAAGCCCAGATGCCGGACGAAGAGTTCGAGCGCTTCTGGGAAAAGTACATCTGACAAAAAACATCTCATACAACAGAAAGGAAGTATACCGCTATGGCTATCAACAATGTTAACGAATTTCTCCGCAAGACCTTTTCCAAAACCATCTTCGGCACCCCTGCGCTTCGGCCGATTGCAGTCTGTGCAGACGGCTTCAACCTGTCGATTCAGGCAAGCAGCATGCACTACTGCAGACCGAACGAAGACCTGTCGGACGGCAATTACTCTAAGGTCGAACTCAGCTACTTGTCTGAGGAGGTCGAAGAGTTTCTGCCGTTTGCTGAAGACGACGAGGCACCGCTGGCTACGGTCTACGGGTATGTGCCCGTAGAAACCGTGGACGCGGTTCTGGCCAAGCACGGCGGTATCGTCAACGCGTGAGGGGAGGGAACTTACGATGGAAGTATTCACTATCGTCGCCAATGAGGTCATTGGCTTATCCGCAACGGAATGCACACTGATTCAGTTTAGCTACAATCCGGAGCAAATCCATGACCCGGAAAACGTCCTGCGCAGTGCTGTCAAGGACTATCTCAAGACGGATGAAGGCAAACGACAGCTGGAAATCAACTGTGGTTGCTGGAACTGGGGCGATGTCGATGACATTCCCGGCTCGTTCTTCTTGAACTATGGTCTGACTAAAATCGCTCCGCCCGATGTGAATGTTGTCGTTGACCGCAACGAGAGTTTCACGGATGACTACGAGGATTGCGCGGAAGAATAACAGAAAGGGCATGAAATAAATGCGTATTTATGGCGCAAACAATGTATTCATAGAAGTTACGCGCCGGTGCAATATGTGCTGTGCGCACTGCCTGCGCGGAGATGCCGAAAGCATCGATATTCAGGAGAAGTACATCGATGCTTTTCTCGACAACTTTGAGAAGGGAGCTTATATCAGCTCTCTTACCTTTACCGGTGGGGAAATCTCTCTGAATATACCGGCAATTCGATACACCTTGAAAGCTGTCAAAGAGCGCGGTATCGCCGTTGGAAGCTTTTACATGGTCACTAACGGAAAAGCTGTCGATAAGATGGCTGACCTTGCTATGGCGAGTCTGGAGTGGTGGGCCTACTGCGATGAAAAAGATGACTATATGTGCGGTCTTTGCATCAGCAGTGATAACTTCCACGAAGTAATCCCATATGAAAGTAAAAGTATCCTTAGTGGCTTGAAATATAACCGTAACGATAAGGTAACGGACTTTCATCTGGCTTATTTACTGAACGAAGGGCGTGCTAAGAATCTCGATTCGAATATCTATAAGAAGCGTGAACCTCATGTAGACAAGCTCGAATACGAATTCAACAAAACCGGCGATATCGACTTTTACAGCGGCGAGCTGTACTTGAACGCCATCGGTGATGTCGTTTCCGGCTGCGATTGGTCCTACAAGTCGCAGAAGAAATATCGTTTTGGTAATGTAATGAACAAAAACTGGCTGGAGAACATTTCCAACAGCGAGTTGTACATTGCAAGCTAAACCATATCACTTATACATTGCCACTGTTTTCCTACAGAAACGGTGGCTTTTTTAGAAAAGGAGACCACAAATGACTGAAACAAAAGACATGTTTGAACAAATCAGCGCCATCTTAACCGATAAGAAAGATAAGCCGTTTTCCTATGAGGAGCTTGCAGCAATGCTCAAAACTGACCCTGATGCCCTCAAAACCTTTGATGAGGTCTATAAGACACAGGTTCTTGAAAGCGGAGAGCTGCATGAAAATATGCTCCAGTGGGATACAGCTACAGTCAAAGCAATTCTCGACAAAAAGGTCTACTTCCCACCGGAACTCAATTCGCTCATTGACCGCATCGTCACAGAACTGGTGCTTGAAACGCGTCTGTACATCTACAACGCGGAACGCGGTGGCTATTATGTGACATACTCTGCCAACCGCGACTTTATGACAGAGGTTACAAACGAGGAGTTGAAACGCTACCCCGAAGAACTCCGTCCGCAGCTCACCGGAAAGTTGATGAAGATTGACATTTCTGAGCCGTCGTACAAGGAACTGCTTCAAAACTACGCAGGCTACAAGAATGCAAAGAACGACAGCACAAAAATGTTTTACTACAACATGTTCCGTCAAGGTCTTGACATCCTCGACCTTGATGACTTCACTTATCAGATGCTTGAGATGAACCCCAACTCTATGGGCTTCTGGTTTCCTCCTCTGGTAGAGGGATTGTACGGCAGCGCATTTTTCAAGGTTCCGGACACAAAAATTCTTCGCGTACCTATCACCATGCTGCAGCTTACCCGCCTTGGTTTCGAGACGTTGAATCCCGTTACAAAGGAAATCGTGAACCGTTATTGCCAGAAAGTCTTCCATCTTGATGGATACGAAGACTATTTTATCAAAACGGGCACGTATTCTTCCAAATACGAATTCCGCAACGCTCATATCCATAACCCGAAGGAAATCAATGAGATGGGCGAGTATTTCTTGTTTTTGAATCATCTGACATGCTCGATGGCATCCCCTCTGAACAATCGCTGCTTCTACGGCGCGAACACCACGAACGAGTGGGTCGTCAGAGAATACATCAAGGACAAAGAAAATAACCCCACCATCTACAACGGTTTGCCGCTGCACACTGAATATCGCGTGTTTGTGGATTTTGATACAAAGGAAATCCTTGGCGCAAGTCCTTATTGGCGCAGCGATGTTATGAAGAACGAATTCAAAAAAGTCAGCAGCCCACAGGAACGCCATGATTATGTTGTCTACAAGATGCATGAAGACATTCTGAACCAGCGTTACCACGAAAGCGTTCAAACTGTTCTGGCTGAGCTGAAGAAGGTTATTCCTCGCATTGAGTTGACAGGGCAGTGGAGCATCGATGTGATGCGCAATGGTGATGACTATTACATCATCGACATGGCTCTTGCTGAGAATTCCGCTCTGAATGACTGCGTGCCAAAGAACCTGCTTCGAGCTTATCCGCAGCAGTGGCTGCCGGGGGAATCGAATAGCTAACAACAACTGACAAATAACATTTCAGGAGGTAAAATTATGGCCACTATTAACAACGTGAAACATCTGACAGAAGAAGGAGTATATGAATTTCTTCACAACCCGAACGAGAATTATTTTGAGGGGTTCGCGGTAGATAAGGAACCCGCTTTCTATTGTCCACGCAACTGCGAAGATGGAGCGTATATAAAGCTCTTCAAGGCCCCGGTTAACAGTAGGATGACAGAACTGTTTATGCAGAATTTTAGATGGAGCGCACGAGAAGGCTGTTACAACACGCCGCTCCCTGAAGACTGCATAATCAGCTTTAAGCGTGCCGGATTTATTGCCGATTCATCCAAGTTCTGGATTTTGTCGGATTATCTTCTTAAAGTTTGCCCTAAATTGAAACCTGAATTAGCAGATTTTCGTCAGCAGTTTGAGCAGGCGTTCTGCAAGAAAATTCTCGATGATTTCAGTATAAGCCAAAGCCTTATCAATAGCAAAGAAGCAGAAGAACGTGCAGAGCAGTATGCCATCTATGCTATGCTTAAAAAAGAACCGGTTTACCATGAATATGTACTTCAAGATGCAATGAGCATTGTTCGCAGTTTTGGCTTTAGAAGCATGGCAAACTATATTCTTGACGCGAATGATTATCTTGAAAGTGCATTAGCCAATCTCAAAGATAGAGTAATAAGAAGCTTTGTTTTTCAAGGAGTTTGGTACAGCAGACGAGCATATGAATTTCCTAAAAAAGTTGAAGCAGCAAGACTGGCAGATAAAATTGCACATACGTTCATTGCTGACGACAACGAGTCTCAACGTATTGCAAAAAGTGTATGTGCATATTGCTCACGGGAACTTAATGATAGAAAAAACATGACCATCACGATTGGAACCGGCGATGACAACGGCATTTCCGTTAAAGTTTCTTGCGATACTCTGCTTCATTACGAGCCAACCTCCAAAGAGGTTTTTGTCAATGTCAAATCCGCAAGCAAGAACGAACGCGAAAAAATCAATCAATACGTAAAAGACAACGGCACTTTTGTAAGCGAAGACCTTGTTCCAATGAGCCTTTTACAGTCTGTTGTCTCCTACGGTTGGGAACATTGGAATCGAGACTTTCCTGAATAATAATCCTAGATATTTGTATCACTCATACAAGGCCGGAAAACTACTGGATTGATTTTCAAAAGCAATAGCAATCGAGACCACTGCCCCGAAAAGGGTAGTGGTCTTATAAAAACCAGCCGGGAAAACCCACGACTTCAGTCGTGGGATGAAAGGCGTCAAGTAAAATAAATAGCTGCTGTCTATCTTTGGATAGGCAGCTTTTTTGTTTGCCTATGCTTGCGAATTGCGTACCATGGATAGTAGAGTCCAACTGAAAGGAGGCTGCTATCTATGCGTCTGGTTGTTAAAACTTACAAGTATAAGCTGTACAACAGTAAAAAGAACAGATACCTGGTGCGCCAGATTGAACTTGCCTCCGAGATTTGGAATTTTTGCATTGCTATGCGGCGTATGTACTATTTGGTCTATGGCAAAACGCTTAAAGCCAATGATTTGAAAAAGTACATTGCTAAAATCTGCAAGCGCCGCAAGTGGGCTCACTGGCATAATCTCGGCAGCCAGGCGATTCAGGATGTGGTGGAACGGGTTGACCGTGCCTATAAAGCCTATTTTGATAATAAGAAAAAGGCGCATCCTACCAAGAAGTCGCTGCCGAAATTTAAGAAGCGCGAGATGTATAAAAGCTTCACGCTCAAACAGGCAGGCTATAAGTTTGACGGCAAAGGCAGCGTCACCATCAATGGTAAGAAGTATCGCTATTTCGATTCTCGTCCTTTGAAGGGTAAAGTGAAAACCTTAACCGTCAAGCGCGATAATTTAGGTGATGTCTACCTCTTTGTCGTCACCCAAGAGGAATGTAATGAAATTCTTCCACGAGCAGGTAAAGCTGTCGGGATGGATTTCGGCTTAAAGCATTTCCTCAACCTGGATGACGGCAGTGTGATAGATTCTCCTCAATGGTATAAAGCCTCCCTGAAAGAGCTGAAGACCATACAACGTCACATTTCACGCTGCAAGGCAGGCAGTAATAACCGCAAGAAAGCTATCAAGGAGTTAAACCGCATCTATCGAAAGATGTGTAATCAACGCACCGACTGGTTCTTCAAGACTGCCTATCAGCTGATTGGAGATTATGCCATCATCTGCATTGAAGACTTAAATCTTGCGGGGATGCAAAAACTCTGGGGACGCAAAATCAACGATATTGCGTTCGGTGAGCTTGTTCAAATTCTCGAGTGGGCGGCATCCAACTGTGGCACGGAGGTCGTGAAAATTGACCGTTTCGCTCCATCCAGCAAGTGCTGCAGTCGCTGTGGGTACATCTACCCGAAGCTCACGCTCAAGCAGCGTGAATGGGATTGCCCATCTTGCGGCACACACCACGAAAGAGATGTCAATGCAGCTATCAATATATGCCGTATGGGATTAACTCAAATGGGCTACCCTGCGTAAAAATGCTCCTGCGGGTGGGGCACCACGCCGTTACCGAGAGGCGTAAGACTGGGACAGCCAGCGGCCTCGTTGAAGTAGAATCCCACGATTTTAATCGTGGGAGTGTGTCAATTTTTGCACAATACTTACCATAAATTACCAGAAAGAAAAACATTGTGTATCTGTGCGAATTGCATATAATACAAAATATAGAACGAAAGGCATCAAAAAATATCGTTGGTCGGGCAAAATTCGACCGAAAGGCTAGGGCAGGCTCAGTTTTGAACCTGCTCTTTCTTTTTATCGGAGGCTTTATGTCAAGCAAAGAAGAACGCATGAACCGCAATAAAAGCATCATCGAAGATTACAAAAATGGAAAGCCGATTTTAGAAATCGCGAGGGAATATAATCTTTCAGAAACGATGTGCTACAAGATTCTAAAAGGTACGCAGGAGCCGCCTCGTTATTTTGAAAAAAAGAGGAAGAGACTTACCACTCGAAATGAGCAGATTGTTAAACAGTATAAAGGCGGTATGACGGCCAGAGAATTGGGCAAGATGTACGGCATTTCCATGCAGCGTATTTATGCAATCTTGCATTCGAGCGGAGAGTACGAAAGCCAAAAATACAATCATATTGAAACGACTCTCAAAAAAGAGAAAAAGATGCGGAACCAAACTTTTCTTGATGCTTACAAGAAAAATCCTCGATAATCGATTATCGAGTTGAGCAGGGAGGTAAATATCAGCCCTTCACTAGGTTACCTTATCCTTCATCAAAATGGGATTTACCAGTATAACGTAAAAGCCAGAGCTAAGGAGAATAGCGAAAATGCCGATTAACAAGATTACCCACGTGTGTCTAACTCATGACAAAGTCAGAGCACGAAATGAAAAGATGCTGGAGGATGCCAAGAACGGTATGTCCCAGGAACAGCTGGCTGAAAAGTATCAAATTTGTGTTTCTACTGTCCGATATAGTCTGAAGGACTTTTACAAAGAACAGGCCCGGCAGAGGAAAGCAAAGAAGAAAGCCTGGCAAACCCAGATGATTCATGAATATGAGATGGGCGCAAAATCTCCGGAGCTCCAGGAAAAATACGGCATCAGTGGAACGCTCTTTTATCGGATTCTTCATGCGCACGGAAAGAATGGCCGACAAATCCACAGCCAAAACCGTATCGAGACTGGCAAGAAAAGAAACGCCGAGATGGTCAGGAAATACAAAAACGGCGTTTCTGTCAAAGAGCTTGCGGAAGAATACGGGCTCAAAAAGGGAAGCGTATATCGCGCCATGAAGCGGTATAGTCCAGGCCCAGGGAAAAGTAAAAGTTGTCAAAGTGAGGAATAATTGCATGGCTGCATCAAAGAAAGATGTTGCGAAGCAGCAGGTCAAAAAAGACCGCGAGAAGGTTCGGGAAATGTATCTTTCTGGCAAAACTGTCAAGGAAATCGCCAAGGAAACGTATTTTTCAAGCTCTTATTGCTATGCCATGGTGAGAGACCTAGCAAAAGAAAAGAATCTTGCAAAGAAAGCAAAAAGAGCACCTCTCGACGAAGCTATGATTCAAGATGCGAAAGCCGGGATGACGGTTGCTGAAATCGCAAAGAAGCATGGCGTGACCTATCAGCAGTGCTACTATACTGTTTCTGAATACGCTCAAGCTACGATTAAGAAGAACAAGAAAAAGCAGTCTGCTGCCACGAAAGTTCGCAATGCGGCTATGTTGGAAGATGCGAAAGCCGGAATGACTGATAAGGAAATCGCCAAAAAATACTTTTTGTCTCGAAGCAGTGTCCGTACCGTCCTTGCAGGGCATTTACATACAAATTCCAAAAAGTTGGATGAAAGGCGCAAGGCGATTCTTGCGGATTATGAGGCAGGAACGTCCTCAAAAGACATCTGTGAGAAATACGGTATTTCAAAATCCACTCTTTACAAGGACATGCGCCAAATTGGAAAAACCTGTCAGGAATACTATCACAAGGCGCTGAAAGACAAGACCAATCAAAGGAATTCCGATATTCGAAGCAAAATCGAAAGAGGGGTCTCGGTCAGCACTATTGCCAAGGAATACGGAATCTCTAAAACGGCGATTTATGAAACGTTTCATCAGGAAAATGTCAGAGCTGGAATTTTACAGAAACGCGGCCGTCCGCGAAAAAACACGGAACGTAATGCACTGATTGCTAAACGCCACAGGGAAGGCGAGAAGGTGCAGGCGCTTGCCAGTGAATATAATCTCTCTGTTTCGACGGTAAACACTATTTGCAGTAGAAACAAAAATCAGAATATAACCTCATATTAACAGGCTGCCATTTGGCGGCCTATTTCTTTTTTAGGAGGAAATGAAATGACAGACGACGTACGTAATTTAATTCGATTTGTGGTGGATGGCGATATTCGAAACGCGCAGACTCAGTGCCGAATCATGCTTGAAAAGAATGTACCCGAAAAGGACGCCAGGTTCAAAGAAAACGAACTCAGAAAGTTGAATCTTCTGAAGCCGGAACTGATTCAGCTGCCCACCAACCTGGAAAACCTCTTGATTGCGGAGGATGCCACGAATTTCCCTGAGAGCCGGTTCCTGCTCCGCGAGGAGGAAGAAACAGTCATCAACAAGCTCTTGGCCACCAGAAAAGCAGCTTTAGCCATCAAGGAGCTTGGCATCCACTATACTTGCTCTTTGCTTTTGACGGGCCTTCCTGGTGTTGGTAAGACTGAATTGGCCCGCTACATTGCACACAAGGCGAATTTACCGTTTGTTTTCCTGAAATTCTCTGGCTTGGTTGATTCTGCTCTTGGTCGTACACAGCAGAATATCGGCAGAGTATTCGACTACGCAAAACGCACGCCCTGCGTTCTCTGCGTTGACGAAATTGATGCTATCGGAATGTGCCGTGGCGGCCGTGATGACGTCGCTGAAATGAGCCGTGTCACCATTGCTTTGATGCAGGAATTGGACCGGCTCCCAAACGATGTCATTCTCATCGGCACCACAAACCGTGTCGATAATTTGGATGAAGCCCTCATTCGCCGATTCACTTTCAAACACCGCGTCAAGCCTTTAGGCAACGATGACATGAAAGAACTGTGCAAGAAGTTCCTTGCTTCGGCAGACTATCCCTTCACGGAATCCGAACTCGACGAACTCTGCCATTCGCTGCGTGAACAGCGGACTGCCAGCGCCGTTGTCAATGCCTGTACAGAACGTATCGTTGCACATATCGTATCGCAGCTGCCTGAAAATTCGGCAGATGCCGTGTAAAAGTATGATAGCCTGGGAAGAAAGCCCTCGTCAGTTTAAGATGTCCAAGCAACTCGATGAGGGAAAATTCGGAGAAGACTTGGCTCGCAAATTCCTTAACGACCCGATTATCAAAGTGAATCATGGCATTAGCCATTACGATGACGTGACTCAGGATAAATCATATCAAGACAAAGATACCGATTTCATTGTCTGGAAGAAGAATGGTAAGACCTTTGGCCTGGAAGCGAAAGTGGACAGTCACAATACCGGAAATTTCTACCTGGAAACCTCGGTGGACTACTTCTCCATGGTGCCTGACGCTCTGAACGAACAACGGGTAGCGCGGCGGTATCGGGATGGCATCGACCCTTTATGGCACACCCCGGGCTGGGTATACAGGAGTGGTGCGGACCAGATTCTCTATTATTTCAGAACCACGCAGCTGCTTTACATTTTCTCCCGCGTTGATGTCTGGTTCTATGCTGAAAAGCTGATGCGCGGTGGAATTCATCTCGACCCCGGAATCAGAAAGCCAAAAATGTATTCTGCCGAAAATATCAGTGAACGCAATGGTTCCACTCTCTTCTTTGCCAACGGCTTATGCGTGAATGCGGAGCAGACATACAAGGCTTTAGGGGCGCAAAAAAGAGTCATTAAATACCAGGTTGAGAACCCGGATTCAGACGTCCCAACGTTCAGCTTTTGCCCTTTCAAATTATGAATTTTCCGCTAACAATCGACAAAAAATCACATTTCAGTTCAGCGGAAGAGTATAATTGTAGTAGAAAGAGAGGAAAAAAGCATGAGCCAAATCAACGTTGTCACGATTGGAAAACTCATTGAAGCACATCGAGACGGTGACGAGCAGAAGTTCAAAGCATATGTCGATTTTATTGTCAAAGCCTACGAAGAGCAGGAGAATGACCGTGCCGCACGAATCATTCGAAGCAGCTATACGGGTAACTACGGCGAGCAGGGGAAAGTTGTGCTGGATGAAGCAACAGAACAGACTACATACTACGAGACAGGTTGGTATGAGCCTGACATTTTAGGCTCCGGTGGCTCCTATCGCGGCGTCACGAAAGCGGACTCTGAGGAAGAGGCCCTGCAACAGCTGCAAAAGCACGCAGCAAACTATGCACAACGTATCACGATATACAAGAAAGACGGTAGAACCGTGAAACGGGAAGTTGCCGAATATGACCAGTGGGAAAAGAAGTGGATGAGTTAATCATGAAGCACAAAATCTCGGAAACCGGCGCTCGGATGCTTAAATATCAAGAGCAGCTTGCCCGCGAATACAAATACAAACCCATCCCGCGTACCTTCTTCTGCGATGTGAGAGCCGAGTTTCAAAAGGCATTGCCGGAATGGTGCAATATGTCCGGCGATACGACCAAACTCGAAACCAGAAGCGGCACGGTCATTGCCAGCGGGTATAACCGAATCGTGATTGGTGACTATGGTGCATTTGTTGAGTTTTCCCGCGTCCAAGCCTGTATGCGACGCCTCGAAATCAAAGAAGGTCAGGTCTATCGCGTGGAAAACCCGCGCTATGCCGAGCATGTCAAATATCTCTGGCTCACGGCAGATGATGGTTCGGATGTGAAGGTATACGACCAGAAGCGTCCGGTAGAATATGCGGATTATAAGCCGGGGATGCTGTATGTCAGTGTATATGAGGTGTTCCCACACATCTAAGAAAATCAAAATAAGAAATTCTACCCAGTTCAGGGTGGGCTTTTTATCGAGACTGCCGCAAAGACTACTGGCTCACGGAGGTAACCGACAATGGTAACGTTTATTGATGATGATGATATCGAACTAAAGCCTTGCCCGTTCTGTGGTTCTACAGCCGGGTTATATGTAAGCTATGAAGGCAGGTATGCAGTGCTGTGCAACTACTGCAGCATCGGAACTGTCCTCACAAAAAACGAACAGGACGCGATTGAGTTGTGGAATCACAGAACGGAGGTAACGAACGATAACTAACGCAGACAAAGCAATTGCATTGCGCCCATCATACACTCGATTGCCTGCGTGAGCTTCCGGCATATGCTATTGGCACGGAAGTGACCGAAAAGACCGCTCAATTCGTGAAGGACAGCTGCCTTACCGCAAATGAGCTGATTGCATACGGCAATAAGTCCGGCACTCTTTATTGCTGGAACGTTTCTGATGTCCAATCTATGGATATGTCGCTGCGAGAGCTCGGCGTTAAGCGAGCACCACAGTCCTGGATGTATCTGCGGATTCCTGATAACAAGACGTTCTGAACGATGTCTGTTTGGGCTGGCTACGTGTACAAGCCAAACAAAATATCAACTACACGATAAAAACACACTCGAATGAATGATTCATCGTGCGAACAACGCAGACTCTCGATTCTTGAGGGCCTGCTATTTTTTTATTTCAGGAGGAAACATCAATGATTCTTTATCATATCATGGCAGACACCGGATGCCTGCCGGACGATGTTGTTCCGCAGATACCAACGAATCGGATGAAAGGGGAGAACCAGGAAATCCCAAGAATTTGTCTTGGGCATACCCTTGACGACTGCCTGACCAGCATCGGCATTGCGCATTTTGTCTCCAAGTTCCTGCTCGCTGAACTGCGTCAGAACAAAAAATACTCCAAGGACATGCCGTTACCGTTCATTGTCCGAATGTACAACATCAAGGACGATGACCCGAATCTCTTAACTGAGGAAGAAACGCAGAGATATGTGGCGGATTCTGTCGTGACCAGCGAATGCTGGCTCACAAGATATGAGAAGCCCGTCAAAGTCCAAAAGCTCTGGCTTGTGGGTGGTGAAGTTGTTCTTTGGCCCTATATCGTTGACGGCGTCGTGTACGATTACCCAATCGTCCGAAATTCGATTTGGACAGAAAGCAAAGCATTGCCGGACCCGGAATTCCAGAACCAAATCAAGGATATCACTCAGAAATGGCTCAATGAAGCCTAAAAAGAAGAACCTCAAAAACTCTTGCACATCCTTGCGAATTCCATAGTATTAAAGTTGTACGACAGATAACATCTACTTTGCACACCGCGTGCTCGTACAATTCATAATTCTGTTCTCATTCAAGGCAGACTCATCTTTATGATGGGCCTGCCTTTTTTGTTTTCAGGAAGCCGTCATCCACCCATTTTAACAGCGACTGATAAGGAGGTCCGCTATGTCTATTTCCAAACATTTTACTCCGAAAAACACCCGCTTCGCCATCTATGCCGGTAACCCAGGTTTTTCCGGCATGGTTATCTGCTTCGATTTTATCGGGTATGTTAAAGCCCCAACGCTCAGCGACGCCTATGATGCAGCGTATCGGTATCTTGCCAACAGCGGATATACCGCCATCGTAGTTCGTGAAGCATGAAGTTTTTCCAACAACCGAACATCTATCACATCCCGCCAGACAGTTATTGTCGGCGGGAACTTTATTTGAAGGAGTAATCACAATGAACGACAAATTGAAATTCTATGCCGGAACCATCGCTTTCATGCTCAGCGTTATCACCATTATCGGCTGCATAGCCTGCTTTTTCTCGACGCCTGCGTATGCTACGCCGGTAAAGACAGCTAACGATTCCGATATCGAGTATGTCACGCCGTTGGAGGTCCATCTTCGGGAGCTCAACGCTCAGCCGCCTTTCGCGCCGGTACTGCCTGTACCTGAACCAGAAACGACTGAGACGGAGCCTGAATCTGAGCCCTCTGTAGAGACGGCAGAGACTGCGGTGGAACCTGCAGAAGAACCTGTGACGAACACGATTCCTCAGAACCTTTCTGACAATGAGTACGCCATCTACACAGCATTGCGGGATGTGGGTCTTTCCAAGGCCGGTACTGCCGCAGTGATGGGCTGCATGTCGATGGAAAGCGGTCTTAAAGCCTCGGCCGAAAACCCTTCGGATGGCGGCTATGGACTCCTGCAATGGACTTATAGCCGAAAGACAGACCTTTTCAACTGGTGTTATGGCAATGGCTATGACCCCAACACCGTTACGGGACAGGTGATGTTCTTCGTGTATGAGCTCAATAGCACATACAGCAAGGCCGCCAAATACTCGTATCCGGTGTACGAAACTCTTACTACAAGCGACAGCCTGGAAGATTGCCTTTCGATGTTCTTCTCCCATATGGAAGCAGGAACCAACGTGATAATCTCATCCCGCAAAGTCTATGCAGGAGGGCTGACCACGTTAGACCTGTACCGCAAACGCTTAACTGCCGCTTACAAATACTTCATTTGAATTAGGAGGAAATCACAATGAAAACAACCGTTTATCTGTCCCGAAAACTCTTGAACCAGTTAAAGGTAAAAGAAACCGAAAGCAAAGACCTTATGCTAACCCATAACCTACACAACATCATCATCAACGGTAAGCGTGTTGGCTGCTCAGGCCACATTCAGAACGTACTCAACAATAAGTGCGTTTACGTCAGCACCGAAAAGAGTTGCTATCAGCCCTTGTCTGACAAAAATCTGGTTCGCTACGCCGCCGACATGAGGGATTTCTCATCCTATGACCTCGGCGCAAAGGGCCGCAACCAGTTTGTTACGGATGACGCACTTGTAGAAAAAATCATTGATATGCTCCATTAAGGAGCGGAAGGGAACATCCCATGAATAAGATAATCCATACCATTGTTAAGCTCCTCACTACATTTTTCGTTCTGACCATCCTTTTGGGCGTCAGTGCTTTGGCACAGTCTTTCACGCTGCGCAAAATAGCGCTGCTCGTAGTCAGTGTCATTTGCCTGAACAAATGCTGTGGAATCCTTTTGAATTTAGGAGGAAAAAAATCATGAAGTCAAAGTACAAAGTAACCGCTATGGTTCCCATGATGTTTTCTGTCGCCGGAAACTTCGATTCCGAAGAGGCAATCAAAACCATCAAAGAAGTTTTCGAGATGTGTCGCGATAACAGCGACTACGCGGACATCGTTTTTGATGGAATTGAGGAGACGCTTCGTTCCGGTAACATCAAGTATCAAGTTGAAACCGTCACCCAGCCTCAACCTGAGTTGGAGGCGGATTCCGATATCCGTTTTCTCGCCTCCGATATCTGCGATATCTTCGAGAACAGTCTGAAACCTATTACGACCCCTGACCAGATGTCCGCGCCGATTCATTGGAACCCAATGAACGAGGATTGGAAAATGCGGCTTACCAAAAGCCAGATTTACAACACCTCTTCTGGTTTCGATACTCAAACGCTCGATGCTATGAAGAAGCTGCATGACAAAATCCTCACATTTGGCGGGGATGAAGTCTGCATGACGATGTTCGATGAAGATGCACCAAAAATCCTTGAACGCGGCCGGTTCTTTTATGGCAGCGGCTATATGAGGAAAGGCCAGGATTGCCAGTGCCATTACAATTCTGCACGGCTTTGGTATAAAAACAAAGACCGGTGCTTTATTGCAACGGGCTATGCTCTTTCCGAAGACGGGCTCTGGCGCTGTCATTCCTGGGTCGTTCAGCCAATGGCACGCACCGTTCGCGTGTGGGAAACCACCGTCAAGCGTGTTGCCTATTTCGGCGTGGTTTTGACCAGCGAGGAATGCGAAGACTTTGTCGAGAACAACACATAACAATTGGGGAGGTTACCCAACATGGGTGAACAACTACATTTCAGTATGGATGGTGAGTTCCTCACCGCCATTGCACGTGACTGGTTCTGGAATATGGACAAGCCGTATAAAAAGTGTGAGGAGCTGCTGCTCTCCTGCATGATGGGTGGCAACGAGGAAGAAAAAAGGCATGTTTGCCAGGACATTATCGAAGGCCGGAAAAAACTTGTTGGTGTCAATGAGTTTGAACTTGTCGATGACAATGTTCATGTTCGTTCCCTCGGGCAGAAGGTTGAGGAGCTTCAACACAAGATGCTGGTCAATCAAATTCGTGAGGATATGATTGCACATCCGCTCAATTATGTTGACCGCTTTGCTATGACTGATAGCTATGAAACGCTCTGCACCAATGCAAAACATCATTATATCGATTGCAGCTATGACGGTATCAAGCGCTTCCTCTATGGGAAAACGGGTTATTCTGATGCATTCAACAACGGTGCATGGCTTTTTACCCACCCAGACCTTGTTGCAGAATTCAATGGCGAGCCGCTTCCTGAGCAGGAATCCAACCCGGAATTCTACAAAATCGATTTTTGGACCAAGCTTGCCTCTTGGATTGAAGCAAACATGAAAGGCACATCCGTTGAACGCCGTCAGCGACTGTACAACAGCTATATCAGTGATAGACCCATTCAGCATCAGCTGACCGAATATGGTCTGATTGCTCCCGATGGCACCTGGTATGCCTGCGAGTTTGGCGAGCACGCTGCCCTGGCTGGCCGCATCATCATGCGCAATCGAGAAGCGTTTGGTCTTTCTGACCATGAAGTTCTCAATATGGCGTATGACTGGAGCGGCAAGGGTCTCGATTTCCTATATAAACGCGGTTGGATTGCCATTCGTAATCCTTCGATGGGCAATACATTCCTCGATATGGATGAGACCAAAACCGCAACAAAAGCTCAAGTAAATACCATTTTTGACTATATTTCTAAATTCAACCGCTATGACATGAATATTTCTAAAGTTATGGTTGACTAAAAAGGAGATTTTATTATGACTTCCAATATGACTATGACCGCTATTTCCATCTGTGATTTCCTGAAACTCATCGTGAAAAGCACGGTGAAGCATTACACCGAGGATTTCAAGCTGGACATAAAGATTTTCAAGCGCTATGCAAAAGAAGCACAGGAAACTGGAAAAGCAGTGCCAATGCTCTGGTTCTGCCGCTCTTGCGGAACGTATCTCTGCCCTGAGGAAGATGCGTACAAGAAAGATACTCCCATGTTCATCACGTTCAAATACTATGATGAGCAGGAAGAGGAAGAAGCCCGGACCATTAAGGCTTTTCTGGTCACTGTGACAGGGATGGAAGGACAAAAGCCAGTTGGCTATATCACTCCCATCAACTATGCGGATGAATGTGACCGCATTCGCCGTTACGCAGTACCTGCCGAAAAGGTCGAGCTTGTCTATGATAAAGGTTCCCTTGTCCAGAACAATGGCAACTATACGATTCTGAAGCATCCCAAGCTTGGTACACTTCAGAAAACGAAATTCTTGGCCGATGACCCTGACGCGCTTGATTATGCGCTGCATATGGCTCGCAATGAGAGAAAGGCAGGGTGACAGCCATGAAAACGATGGTTACATTGACTCACGAAGAAGCCCAAAGCTATTTGGCGTACGCTCTGATTTGCGAAACGATGCAAGGAGCCTTTTGGAATTCCGGACGCCGTCGCAGACTATACAGCAAGACGTTTACCGAAGCCGAACAGAGGCAGATTCCCCGCATCAAAGCCACTGCTCACAAATGGTGTTTGGTTACTGGTGTTCCTGAAAAGGTACGCATGAGATACAGCACCTATTTGCTGTGGCAGAAACTCGCGATGTTCTGCGCTGAAATTTAATTTTTCATTACCGCTGCCCATTTGGGTGGCGGTTTTTTGTTGCGGATTTATGCGAACGGCCTATAATCAAAAATGTACGATAGATAACAGTTATCGAAAAGGCACCCTGCCCTTCGCACACTTAACAATGCGCTTTAGGCGAACTTCCCATTTGGGTGGTTCGCCTTTTTGCGTATAAAAGAAAGGAAATAATCAAAATGAATGAGTACGAAGCAACAATACAAATCAACCCAACCGACGATATCAAGTTCATACTTGAGGAGTCCGGCTGCTATGAGTCTGAAATTGAAATGATGAAGGCCGGTGGCACCTATGATGCGTTTGTCAAGCGTGTCTATGATGCCATCGACTGGTCTCATCTGTTTGAGCGTATTGCTCAGATGGAAAACGAAGCCATCACGGCAGCTATCGACAAATTGTCTGATAGCACGATTTGATTGTTAGGAGGTAAATACTATGTACATTCTCATTAAAAACCAGGAAGGCGAAAGCATGAACTTGCTTTCCCAGAATACCGATTTCAACGCTCTACTGGCAGCCATGAAAACTGACATTGAGGCAGAGTACGAAAAGGCAACAGGTTATGCGATTGACCTTGACGAGGATTCCGGCAGCGATTATGAAGTCGGTATCAACGTTGAGGACAGTGCAGCAGACGGTTTCTGCCTTGCGTCCGGGTATATGTACGGCGCAGACAGCAACTTTGACTGGGGCATTTTCAAAGTAAAGTCTCAGAAAAACAATGTTGCAGCGAAACCCTACATTGGCTTGGATATGAACGAGTTCTTTCGGCAGAAAATGCTGCTGATTGACTTGTCGGCAAAAGTGAAGGACCTCGGCTATGACCTTCTGGCCGATGAACTTTGGGGCGCAATCGGTGTCTTCGACGCTGTACAGGATTCAGCTGAAGGAGACGGTGTTTTCACTGCTCCGGAAGCGGATGAAGAAACCGGTCTGTTCCTTGACGATTTTTATAACGACGTTCTGGAAAAGATTCTGAACGCCGACAAGAAAAAGGAGGAAAAGTAAGCCATGAGACTCTACATCCAAGGCGAACACGGTAAGCTCCTAACTTTCACCCCGGAAGAAATCAAGGAAAAGCTCGGTATTCCATTCGATATCGCTGCTCTTGGCATCGAGGTAGATGATGGCGACACCACCATCAGGGCTCAGTCATACCCCAAATGGGATTATCAGAACGGGAACCCGCCCATTGACCTCTGTGTCAATGAAATGCAGGTTGGCTCACTGGCTATGCCGACGCCCAACATTCCGGCTCCCGTCATTTATCTTTATGATGAACAGGGGCAGGATGAATTGGATTGGTTTGCATGTACCAGCTTTGCACCCCGTGCATCTGGTGACGAAAGTTCTCACGTCGTCTTCTGTGACATGAGTTTTGGCAATGCGTTTGCGACCACAGACGTTTTTGTGAATTCGCGCAAGGTAATTCCTTTCGTGCAGTGTTCCACTGAGAATCAACTTTCTGATTTCAGGAAAGCTGATTCCCATGAATAATATCTGACTCGTATCTTTGCGGTCGCTCCTTTTGGAGCGGCCGCCTTTTTTGTTTTCAGTTTCCTTGCGCAAATGTGCGAGTCTCATAAAATGAAAATTAGGGAGGTGCTGTTTTGAAAATTCAGAGAATCATGCCTGCAACTACTCATTCCATGAAAGACGCGTTACCGCTTGGGACTATCCTGACGGTGAAAAATGTTGCAGACCAGAAATATATTGTGGTCGGCTATGACACAAGTTCTGTTCCGCACAACTACTATGCGGTTCCCTGGCCGCAAGGGTACATGGGTGAAGAAAATATGTACTTGGTAGGATTTGATGATATTGCGAAAGTTCTGTGTCGCGGCGGAATCAATGAGGAATCCAGAGTTTTCTTGCAGGCACTGGATGATGTGTTGAACGGGAGGTGACACGGTGACGGTAAAAGAGCTGAAGCATATGCTTGAGAACGCAGACGACAACGCTATCGTCGTTGTACAAAACAACTGGGCTCCGGCAGAATTCCTGAATGCCTCTGCTCGGAAGATGGTGCTTGTAAAAGCAAATGGCAAGCTCATGACGCCGAAATGGGCCGAGGCGTGCGGGTATATCTGCGAAGGCCCTGCTATGTCGGCAATTTTATTCGATTGAGGTGAGAAAAAATCATGCCCGATAAAAAAGTGGCCACGCAGGCATCTGATGGACCCTGGGAACGCGAAACCATCATCACGTTCAACGATGCAGAGAAGAAAGCGTCTTACTACACCTGCAATAAAGTTCGTATGGCACAGCTGAAAGAGCTTGCCAAAGAGTATCCTGATGCTGTTAAAATTACGCGAAACAAGGATTGGTGTGTAGAAGTGGATTTGCCCAAGAAATGGGTCAAAATCAAGCCACCTCGCAAGTTGACTGAAGAGCAATATGCGGAACTGGTCAGACGCGGCAAAGAACTTGCAGAGCGGCAGCGACAGGCAAAGAACTTAGTGAAGGAATAATCCGGCTTCATATGCCGAAAGAGGAGGATATAAAATGTATAATTCTTACAGCGCATTGAATCTTTTGGGCGGTATGCTCTATACGGTGATTCTTCTGGTGGTAGCGTATTTTGTGCTCAAAATCGTCGCCAATTGGAAAATTTTTGAGAAGGCCGGGCAGCCTGGCTGGGCATCCATCGTCCCGTTCTACAGCAACTACATCGAATTCAACATTTACTGGGGGAACGGCTGGTTGTTTCTGATTCCGGTCGTGCTGAGCCTTTTGTCCGGTATCCCGCTGTTCGGCAATCTGTTCCTGGTCGTTGCTCTCATCATCGGTGCTATCACCAACTACAAGAAAGCTGTTGCGTTCGGTGAAGGTATTGGTTTCACGATTGGTCTTTGCCTTCTGAATCCGGTGTTCAACATGATTCTTGCTTTCGGCCATTATGAGTATCACGGTATCCCGCAGGATGGCTATTCCTATTCTCAGCTCAAGACCAAATATGAGGAAAAGAAAGCCGAACAGCAGAACAACCCCAGTACTGTTCAGTACCAGGCTCCCGAAACTCCCAAAGAGCCGAGCCAGAATGTTCAGTATCAGACTCCGAATGCTCCTGCTGAAGTCAAGACCCCGCCGACTCAGCAGAATCAAAATCAGGACAATGGCTGATATTATCTGGGTCGTTGTGTTTCTCTGCGTTCTCATCGCGTCCTGCTTTGGAATGTACTATTTCCAGGGTGAGAACAAACAAAAATTTGTGTTTTGCTTTTTGCTGGTAGCATTATCTTTTGGAGTTCTTGCGTTTCGGCTTCTGGATATTGCATATACGGTGATTAACGCAGCAATCAAAGCCGCATAATGACCTTTTTTGCGATTCTCAAACTGTTCTTTTGGCAGACCTTCCAATCGAGGGCCTGCCTTTTTTATTGTCGTCAGGAGGAAAAAACTATGAAAATCCGATTCTATACAACCAACAAGGAAGCTATTGTATTTGACCTTGAGGATATTTTGAAGCAGCTCAACATTAAAGAGCAAGTAGCCACTGTCGGCCTTGTCGTTGAAAAAGACGAGGCAGAGGTTGAGGCAATCACTCAGACGATACAAGACGATTATCCGAACATGTACCTTCAGGCAAAAGAATACGGGCGAAATCTGACCTTGGCTTGTGCGGAGCTTCCGAACCCTACTAACCCGGATATTGTAACCTACCTCTATGCGGGCGATGATGCTACGGAAACTGACAGTTGGATTGCGAAAGTGAACAACACAATTCGTGCGCAAGGGGATAACAGTGAACGGCTCATCCATATTGACTCGAATCTCGCTGCCGTGGTAGAAGCAAACGAAACGGAACAAGGATACTATGCTTCCACCGTGTCGCAGCATGACAAGGCCACGAACGAAATGCTGAGTTTTCGACAGATTGCAGAGTCGTTGGAAGCTGTTGGGGATAACTACAAGTACCAGAGCGCAAGCAACATTCTGACTGCAAGAACCAAAGCAGAGCGGAACTATATTGTCCGGCTTATCAAGATGTATTGCGACGATACCAAATACCTTGCTGGTTCTATGCCGCAAAGTGAGTACCCGTTCTGTGTCCAGAACGTTGACGCTCTGAACCAGCGCGATGCGCAGTGGTCCGAAATCAAAGAGTATCTTGCACAGGACGAGAATCGCAACAAGCTGGATGTGATTCTTGGCTTCGTGCCGGATGAGGAGAGCGACAAGACTCTAATTCTGCACAGCATTGAAGAAAAAGGGAAGGCCATGTCTGATTCTGAAATCGAAAAAGCATATAATTTGCTGTTTGGTGACTGTAGCAATGGATGAATAATCTTGCGCTTTCGTGCGAGACCCGTATAATTTAGCTTGTACGATAGATACCATCTACTAAGCACACTGTGTGCTCGTACAATTCACACTTCGCTTTAAGGCGGACTTCCCACACCGGGAGGTTCGCCTTTTTGCGTACAAAAAAAAGGAGTGTTATAATGGGTAGTATATGGACGGCTCTTGGCAACCGACTTGAAACCGCTTGGAAGAGACCTACTAAGCCCAACTCTAAACGCCCGAAAGACGGTGAAATCATCGACGAAGAGAAATCGGTGCGCTGGAACAGGGAAGAGGTCGTTCGCCGACAGAAAGCCTGGGATGCGGAATGCTCTCGGCTGAAGAAGGCGCAGAATGCAGAAATCGAACACATCTCGGAAGCTATCGAACTTCAAATTCAGGAAGACATCAAAGCCGAAACGAAACGCAGCATTTCCAAAAAGGCTGCAACCATCCTCTGGCAAAAAGCCTACGACCGTGGCCACGCCTATGGTTTCGCTGACATCTACTGTGCCATCGAAGACTACGAGGAGCTGGTTGTTGCCGTACTCACAAACGCCCGCTGAACTCAACCACAAATCACAGAAAGGAAAAAATATGAAATTAAACGAATATCTCACAGAAAACGGCGTCAAGCTGATGATTAAAGGCTCCGGAGAAAATTATCCTCCACGCCAGACAAACGACCTCGGTATGTACGATTACGCCGAAGGTCTTGAAAACGTCATCGGCAAAATGGCTTGGATTTGCGATTATCGCGCAAATGCAGACCCGACCAAAAAGCCGATTCGTAACATCAAGCCTACCCCGGTTGTTGTAACGGACGCAAAAGAAACGAGCAAAACCATCTATTATTCTCCGGTCTATTTTCGGCCGGTAAATCGGGGTAAGATTTCTTCAACCGTCATTGCCCCATTGGACAACACCGGGTATCGCTGCTGCTCCGGCACTTCCGTCAACATCTTCTACACGAAAGAAGAGTGCGTGAAGTGCTATCGGGAGCAGGTTCGACAGGCAGACGAGATTTATGAGAAAGAGAAGGCTCGCATCATCAAAGAGTTCGACGCTCGCATGCAGATTCTCAATGATTCTCTCACGCCGTTCAACGATGTCCCGCAGAGCGATTACACCGTTGTTGCAAAAATGGATGTTACGAACGATTCTCTCGGATACAATGAGAAAAATCGGCATTTTTATCTCGAGACGACCCGAACCATGATTCCGACTCGCTATACCATCGAAATGCTCAAGATGCAGACACTGATTGGCCTGGTGGATGAACTCCGTGCAAACACCACCTGGCAAAAGGGCGTTCCTTTCCGTATCCTTATCAGAACAACAGTTTTCGTGGATGGTATTGAAGATGTCAGCCAGGCCACAACGGAATCTCAAACCATTACCCTTTGATGAACTATGAAGAGCGCACGCCCCGTCTATAGCCGTAAGGCTTAGGTGAGGAGGTTCACAAAAAACAAAACAATACATATGTGTGGTAAAATGTTATGTCTAACAACATGTCTATTTCTTCCATCAAGGAACATTATAATAATCTCTGCACCAAAGCCAAAGAATGGAGTGCCACCTACTATGAGCAGGATGCTCCGGTTGTAACGGATGAGGAATACGATTCCGTGATGCACGAGATTCGTGATATCGAAGCGGCACATCCTGAGTTCGTGACCGCTGACAGCCCTACACAGGTTGTTGGCGGCAAGCGTGTTCTCGGTATTCCGGTTAAACACCGTGTACCGATGCTTTCTCTGCTTGATGTGTTTTCCGATGATGAGGTCCGCAGCTTTGTGGATTCGGTGAAAGCTGAATACTCCGATGTGACCTTCTCTGTGGAGCGCAAAATCGACGGTCTGAGCTTGTCTCTTGTCTACGAACGTTCTGACGATGGTCTTGCCTATCTGACCCAGGCTTCGACGCGCGGTGACGGCCATGTCGGTGAGGATGTGACCGCCAATGTCGCAGCCCTCACTTGCCTGCCTCGCAGCATCGAGCTGCCCAAGGGTATCGGCAAAATCGAACTCCGTGGCGAGTGCTATATGTCGGAAAAGGACTTTGAAGCAGCCAATGCAAAGCAGGCGGAAGCAGGGAAGAAGCTCTTTGCGAATCCCCGCAACTGCGCTGCTGGCTCTCTGCGTCAGGCTGACCCGTCTATTGCACGGGAACGCAATCTGCAGGTATTCGTTTTCAATGTTCAGAGCGTCAACAATGGTGATGCAGCACAGTTCAGCCCGTATCATTGTGACCAGCTGAACTATCTGCGTGACATCTGCGGTTTTAAGACCACCTATTACGCTCATTGCAATGACATTGATAGCATCTTGGCAGCCATTCACGACATTGAGGAAAAACGCTATGATATCGATTACCCGATTGACGGCGCAGTCATCAAAGTCGATGAACTGAGCATTCGCCAGAAGATGGGCGAGCGCACCAAGACCCCAAAATGGGCTGTGGCGTTCAAGTATCCCGCCGAAGAAAAGGGGACTATCCTGCGCAGCATTCAGTTGCAGACAGGTCGTACTGGTCGCATCACTCCTGTCGCGGTCTTTGACCCCGTGCAGCTTGCCGGAACCCGTGTGGAGCGTGCAACGCTCAACAACGCCAACTTCATCAAGGCGCTGGACATCCGCATCGGCGATACTATCGTCCTGCATAAGTCCGGCGACATCATCCCGAAAATCACAATGGTGGAGTTGGAAAAGCGTCCTGCAGACGCTGTGCCTTATGACATGGCGAAGCAGGTCTGCCCCGTTTGCGGTGCGCCTATCGCGCCCGTCAACGGTTCTGTGGACCTGTACTGCACGAACGACACCTGCCCTGCAAAGACCGTGAATCGTGTCATTCACTTTGCCTCGAAACCCTGCATGGACATCAAGGGACTTGGTCCTCAGATGATTCAGGACTTGGTTGACAGCCGGTTCATTGAGAACCCCGTTGACCTGTACTGGCTCTATGAGGAGGAAGGTGAACTGACCAACATGTATGGCGCGAAGATTGCCAAGAAGGTTCTTGCTGCCATCGAAAAGTCCAAGGAGCAGAATGCCGACCGCGTCCTCAAGGGCCTTGGCTACCGTCTCATCGGCGGTCATGTTGCTCGTGCGCTGTTTACTCAGTCCAAGGCTACGAAGGGCAACCTTCTGACACTGTCCACGCTCAATGTAGATACCATCAAGGAGTGCAACATTCCCGGTTTCTCTGACGCTATCTATGCTGCGCTCGATGCGATGCTTTCCAGCGCTGAGTTTAAGCAGGAAGTCAATACCTTGCATGATGCCGGTGTCAATCTTGACTACCATACTCCGGCAGGTGCCAATGATGAGTCTGCGCCGCTCGCTGGCAAGACATTCGTTATTACCGGTACACTGCCTTCCATGAGCCGCGATGAAGCCAAGACTTATATCGAAGCGCATGGCGGCAAAGTCTCCGGAAGTGTCTCCAAGAAGACGAGCTATCTCGTTGCAGGTGAAGCTGCCGGTTCCAAGCTCGATAAGGCAAACGCTCTGGGCGTGCCCGTTCTGAGTGAGGATGACCTTAAAGCAATGTGTCTGTGAGAGGAGGTCTCGGTATGTACGACTTTGACCGCATCGTTAAGGCTGCGGAGTCCTGTGAATTTCACAACGCATTTGCCTCTGACATTAAGCTCTGTGAAAATGCACTTGGTATGGGTGGTCTCATGGGAATCAATGCCGAATGCTGGCTTGATATTCTGAACACCATGCCGAACGCTGAAATCGCAGAGTATGTCCACACTAAGTATAAGCCCGGTCTCTTGAATCCGTTTAAGGGAACGTCCTTGTACATCAAATCTTAACCTCTTGCCGCTTGCCCTTCACAGGGTGAGCGGCTTTTTCTTTTTGACTTTATTTGCGATTCCCCGATAATAAAAGTACGAACATACGAAAGGAGCATGTCGTCGATGCTCAAAAAGCTCAAATTCTTAATTTTTTGTGCATTTGTTGTTTGCGCCGCAATGCCAGCTACAGTATATGCCGAGAGCTTTACAACTCAGAATGCTGCTGTCGAAACTATAACTCAACACACCCTAACCTTTAACCCAAACTGCACAGACGACTCCTATTTCATCTCTGAATCGTCCATCGATATTCCCGAATCGCATAAATATGGTACGCTTCCTGTTCCAAGTCGAAAAGGCTATGAGTTTCTTGGGTGGTATACCGCATCGGATGGCGGAAATAAAGTATCTGAATCCACGGTCATGGGCAGCAGCGATACCATTGTATATGCTCATTGGACTGCCTATACCATCACTATTAACTATCACAACGACGGTGCTCAGACATGGCATTCCTATTGCGCAAATGCAGTCAACAGCTGTACGAACCTTGACATCGTTGAATCGGAATCTACCGCCTATGACACAGCGTATACCCATGCAGAGTACGGTATTCTAGATGTCGGCCGCTTCACAAAAGCAAGATACAAAGCCAGCAATCGCTGGAAAGTTGGGTCCAAAGACAGTTCCGTGATGGTGGTGGACACAAACTGGAGCGAGGAGCTCGCAGCAAGCGCAACTGGAAAAACCGTGGCAAAATATCTCGGCGTGGATGCTCAGCTTGAGCAGAGCAATGTGACCGTTGACCTATACCCGTATTTTATCGAGGACTCGTATAATTCCGTTGTAAACGGTGTGACACCCGCCTCCACAACGGTTGAGGCATATGTACCCACGCTGTATTCGCTCATTGTGCCTGAGAGCGTAACTTTAGGCGGGAATGCTGGCAGCGGTGAAAAGACAGCGACTTTGCCCGTGATGGTGAAAGGCGACATCGGCCTATCGCAGGAAGTCAATGTCAGCACAACGCCTCCCACCATGAAAAGCAACAAGGCGGCGGATGTGCTTGCGAGCGTGGAAACTCCCAAAGTAGTGTGGAACCGTGACGACGCCTTAGCCAGTATCACCTCGAACTATACGGTGAAAGCAAATCTGACTCCAGGTGATTGGAGTGGTACAGTATCTTTTGTTTGCTCTGTATCGGAGAACTAAACACAATGTTGCACGACTTTGCACGATGTTGTAACATTCTAAAAAGCCACTAACACGCGTGCAAACTTTTTTCAAAAAAGTTTATACAGCTTCTTGACGGTGTGTGCGATACCCATAGAATAGATAATGTAACAGAGATATCATTGATTTGCCATAGTTCATATTCCTCCTGGAAGAAGGACAGATGCCCATATTGGGTTTCTGTCCTTCTTCTTTTTTTGAGGATTCCCGCAGATTTTCTGCGTTTAATATAGATTCATCCCACGGAATGTGGACTTCTGACAGCCGAAGGAAAGGCTGATTATATAGAATTGCTATGCTAATCAACATAGCACGCGTACACAGCGTCAATGTGTTTATATAAATGTTCCTGCACGCGAACGCCGCGTTAAGAGCGTATTTATATATACCGTATAACAATTACAAACCTTCAAGGAGGACATTACTATGATTCGAAACATAATTTAGCGAGTAGACACCATCATTAGCAACCACGAAGCCAAAGCTAAGCAATATGCAGTTAGCTATGGTTCATTCGTTCACGGTCTAATTAAGACCTAGCTGAGCAAAGATGGTGTGATACTCGCGCTCCTGCTGGAGCAAGTGAAACTGACCGATGCCGCGAAATTTCTGCTGCTTTTGGCAGTAGTATCAATCGCTGGCGCATTTCTTGTCAAGAAAGTCTTCAAAAACTACAGCCACATCAAAGGATTGACCGAAGACTTTCTGAAATCAGCTGACGTTTTCGGAGCTGTCAAAGAAGCGATTTCTGATATCGCCAGCGGCTCCTGCAAAACAAACAACAAAAAAGAATAATAACATCCCCGATATATGGGGCTCACATTGCTGTGGAGATGAATTCGAGAGCAGCACGGCAGCCCCACGTTAAGGGGTTATATTATGGCTAAAAAGAATAATAACGTTAAGTTCAATGTTGGCCTCACTGATAAGTACTTTGATGCAGTATCTCGCCAGAACTTACCCATGTGCGCTGCTGCAGATGAAACGATTGACAACGGCTTTTCCAACGCTATCGGCCTCATCAGCATGCTGGTTGCTATCGTTAAAGGACATGACAAAAACCTAATTGGTATGGTTATTGCCGACTGGGGTAAAGGAATGTCCAAGGAGAAGCTGCCGGAATGCCTGCAGTTCGGTAACGACCATACCAATGAAGGCCCGCTGTGCATCCACGGCGTTGGCTTGAACAACTTCATCCTTGTTGCTACCCGCAACAAGTATCCCTGGTTCATCGCTTCCAAGGAGCCTGGCGAGAGCACCTATCATCGCGTTGACGGCCCATTCGCCACGACCATGACGATGTCTGAGCAGGAAGAGATTCCTATGGAAGATATCGTTATGCGTGAGCAGTTCAAGGCTCTTGGCGCACCGTCCACCATCATTTATGTGGAGATGGACAAGGCCACCGCCAGCACCATGCTGACCAAGAACGGCAGCTGCGCTGAGAGCAGGGTCACCAGCCTGAATGTACTGCGTACCTGCCTGGCTGAACACTTTGGTGTCATGTACCGCAACTACCTGGCACCTGATGCCACCGGCGTCGCTCCCGCCCGTATCCTGATTCCCGATTATCGTATGTTTGACGGCAAAACCCGCGATGTGCTCGTCAAGCCTATTTTCCAGCCGTACAAGGAGAAGCGGCAGGATAAGCGTTTTGTTGTGGAGTACGATGGATATGAAATCCCTGTCAAGGTCGAATGTGGCCTGCTTGACAGCGAAGCAACTCGGGGTATGGTTACTGGCGGTTACGATTTGAAGCGTTTCTACCAGTGCAACATGCCCACTCAGGGCTTGGATATTCAGCTCGGTGACCGCGTTATTTCTACGGCTCAGTTCGATACCATCTGGGATAGGGCTCGTCACCCATCCTTTAACGCCTTTACCGGCGTTGTGGCTGTCGATATCACTGGCCTGCCGCGCGGATTCCTGAACACCCTTGCCAACAAGTCCAATATCGACTTGAGCGACAAGGGATGGCGTACGATTTTCGACGCCATTGCCGAGAACGTAAAGCCTTTCGATAGTGAGCCATTTACCCTCGAAAAGTATGCGCAGGAATTTGCCAATCGTCTGGTTGCTGACACTGGGAATGAAGTTGAACTCCAGTTTCCCCTGTACGCAAACCGGACTCGTATCGACGTTCTGGAACACATCGATGAGTCCCACTGCCGGATTTACGACTTTATGAGCGGCGTTGCTACTTTGAAGTCCGTAACCGAGCTGCGGACTCATTGGGATGGCATGGTTGCGCAGGGCATTCAGCCCATTTCGGCTGTGATGTACTGCAACAAGCGTGGTCCGATGTTGAAGCATACCTGCGATGAGATGAATACTCTCGTACAGGCAATGAACGACGAGGACTTCTACATGACCCTTGAAGCTGCTGGTGGTGATGTATCCAAGATGCCGCACTACAGCTTTGATGTGGTTCTCGACCAGAATATCCCCATCAAGAAATAAAGGCACTTGCCGTCATCCGAAAGGGTGGCGGCATTTTTTTGTTGGGCCATTGCTTAAACATCGAGATTCCTCATGCGGGGTGTAGCGTTTTGTACCGATATATGCTATAATAACGCAAAAAGGGAGGAACCAACATGGCAGAAAATAATAACAACAATGGCAAAAAAAACAATATCATCACAAAAATCAACGATACCATTTCTAATGTCCTGCACGATTTCCCGCCTGTTGTTCAGACAATTGCAAAAGTCGTTATCTTCGGCGGGCTCATCCTGCTTATCGCCAAAGCCATCGGCTATATTTTCCCGGTTATTGTGAACGTTCTTTTCAACCTCTTAGTCAAAATCGTTGGCTTCTGCATTCTGGCAGCCTTTCTTTACGGCTGCTGGTACGAGGTAAAACTGCAAATGACTCGCGATGAAAACTCCTTCCTGCTGAATGAACGACTCAAGTATCAGAAAAAAGAATACGAGGAACGTGAGCGCAGAAGACAAGAACGAGATAACAGACGATAATACATAATCATACATAGGCTGTCCAGCTTCGGTTGGGCAGCTTTTTTTATTTTCCTGTTGCAGGCTCTTGCGAATCGTATACCATAAAAAGTATGAAAGGAGTTTATCATGAAAACACTTGAATCCTTTTTTAGCAGAACTGCACAGTTTGGCTTTCTCATTTATCTGACCGGCTGCTTTGGCCTGTTGATTGTTTTAGGCGCTGCAGTCGCAAAATGGCTTAAACTCATCGACGTAATTCAATATATTGCCTTTGCTTTTGGACTTGGACTCCTCACTTTGCTTATCGGCGTGGTGGGTCTCTCACTCCTCGGCATTAGGCAAAACCGCAAACATAAGGAGGCAAAACGCGCATGAGTAAAAAGATTATCAATATCACCGCAGCTGCCATGGCACTCGCCGTGACACTTTCCGGCTGCGCCACAGCTGTGGTTCAGGAACGGAAAGACCAGGCAGCCGCAGCAGCAAGCGCAGAAGCAGCACAGGCTGCCGCAACAGCAACACCGGAACCGACAGCAGAACCGACCCCGGAACCCATCAATGCCTGGTCTTTGTTGTCGAATCTCCCGGATTTCACGCCCGGCACGCTGGACAATCCTGACACTACCTGGCCGGACGGTATTCCGATGGGGCAGAGTCCTTTGTCTTACGATGACGGCAGCAAGTTCTATTCGTTGCGGAGTGTTGATACCGGCAAAACGCTGGATATCACGGACGTTGCATTACAGGATGTCCGAGATTTGCCTGTAAAGGGATATCTGAAACTGAACGAACTCGAAAACGGCGATACAGTCATTGGTGAAATCAATGCCGAATCTACAGGCGAAGGCGTGGAAAAGGAAATCAGCGATTTCTCAATTCACACTGCCAGCAAAGAAGATGGCTGCGACTATTATCCGATTGGATATAACGGCGGTTCGCTGACCTTGATGCTGGACGGTCGTGCAGCCAATGATGATGGCATCAATATCGGCGATGCGTTCCTTGACGGCCTCTATTATTCGTCTGTCACTCCGGACAAATTCGACGGCTATCCAACTGACGGAGAACCGAAAGAGCAGTTCAACTTCCTGTATGGCTTGTTTGGCAATCCGTCCGGGCTTTATTGGACGAACAACGATTCTGTCGCTTTCGATTCCAGCAAGCAGTACCGTACTTTCGAGGATTTCCGGGATGCGCACTATGATGTCGAAATTGGCGACAAGAACTTCTATCTGGTTTGGAACTATGACGGCTATAGTGTTGTCGCAGCATGCAATGATACCTTTGACAGCGCCGATGTAAAAGGCACTGCCATTCGAGATGTCTATCTGTTCCCGAACATGACGGAAACCAAGTACCTGGTTGAGAATTCCGGCAGCCTGATTAGCGGTTATCTGGGTTATGGTGAAGCACCCGTCATCTTGACTGGTACATACGCATCAGTCAACAGTGATTCGACTGTCGAACAGGATACAAGCGCGGAAGAAAACACCGACGCTGAATCTGGTGACGATTCCACGGTGGATGAAAACGCTGATTCCGGTTCCGTTGACGAATAAAGAAGAGCGCACGCCCCGTCTATAGCCGTAAGGCTTAGGCGGGGTTAGCTTGTGTTTAAGGACAAGAATCAGGATTTTTTATGCAGTTCTCTATTCTGCTGATGTGATTGTCTTCGAGCACTTAGATTTTAAGGGCAAGAAGGCATCTTCTAAAAAACAGAAAATTCAGATGTGGCGTAAAAACGGTATCCAAGAGTATGCGGAACATAAAGCTCACCGCTGCGGCATCCGTATTTCGCGCATCTGTGCTTGGGGAACCAGCAAACTTGCCTATGACGGCAGCGGCGAAGTGAAACGCGCACAAGATAACCATTCCCTTGCTACTTTTACAAGCAGCAAACAATACAATGCGGATTTGAATGCGTGCTACAACATCGGCGCACGCTATTTCATCCGTGAGGTAACAAAACCCATGTCAAAAAAGGCATGGTCTCAATGTAAGGCTAAAGTTCCTGACATTGAGCGCAGAACCCAATGCACTTTACACTCTCTCAGACAGCTGCATGACTTTTTGAGTGCTCCAAAAGAGACTCAACCTGAAGCAGCTGCCTGATGTAGATGTCTCGTATTGCGAGAACTTTGCGGGAGACTAACCCTTATGTGGTGACCACTGCCGTCAGACAGTGCAAGCTAAGTTTGGGTCGTATCTCTACCTTCGGGTAACGCAGAGACTTACCGTGGGGCTACAACCCACGGAGGAGCCCTATTTAAGCCGAAAGGCTTAGGTGGGGAGGTTCACAGTTCGGAAAATTCCGATTCTTAATTCTAAAAAATAGTTATTGCGTATTCGTGCGAAACGCATACAATAAAAATTGTATGATAGATAACAGCACACATACGCTATAATTTCACAATTCTGAGAAGCAGACTATCCGTTTGGAGGTCTGCTTTTTTTGTTGGAATTTTGCGGTGCTTTGCTGACGTTTATCGTAACTAAACACTACAAGGAGAAATAAAGGATGACCGTAACGAACACTGTAACAGAAACAGAACACTTAACTCCCCTGCGTTCCGCTGTAGAGCACATCAACTGGAATACTTTGTACCAGCAGAAAATGGCTCTCGAAGAAGTTTCTGACATGCTCTATGCCAAGAGAAAAGAGGATGACACGTTTGGCAAGGCTTCCGCCTGGCTCGAAAGCGTCATTGCACTCATGGAACGCTTGGGGGATGCAGCAGAAGAGGAAGGAAAGTTTGATTATCCCGAACGGGACGAAAACGATGAACATCTGGATAACAGGTTCAATCATGTGTTGAATCAGTACCCGGATGTGGATATCTGACCAGTTCATATCAGGAGGACAATGATGCGGATTAACAGCAGTTGTGTGCTTCACAGCACCACGAGTCTCAACGCAAGAGTTCTTCCGCTCATTGGACGGGTCGGAACTCTTGAGCTGTCAAGTGGGCAGCCACTCGTATTCAAAACAACAACACCAAAACAACAAGACATCCTGCGTACCAGCACAGTAAAAGCTATTGGCTTTGCAGGAAGCAGAATTTTTGTCAAAACCGAAAGAGGAACCCAATACACATTTGAATTTCAGTAACAACCAAGCGGCCACTAATCTCATTTTTTTATAGATTGGCGGCCGCTATTATTTTTATCAATTTGAAAGGAAGTGTTTATCATGAATTTCATCAATGCCGCCACCAAGAAAGAACGCACCCATGTAGAAGAAATCATCAAGTCTCAGCCTGTTATGCCTCATGAAGGCATAACTGCCACTGAGATTGGTATTTGCGGCAAGCAGAATCTTTTCATGGACGTTTATCGCCCGGATAACGATGCCGAAAAGCATCCGATTATCATCGATATCCATGGTGGCGGCTTGATTGCTGGCCGGAAAGAACAGAATCAAAACCTGGCAACCTGGCTCGCTAAGGAAGGCTATCTCACCTTTGTACCGGATTACCGTCTGGTTCCTGAAACCAATGTTTTCGGTCAAATCACCGATGTCATCAATGCGTTTGCTACTGTAGCTGAACGCGCTGAAGACTTCGGTGGTGACTTGAATCAGGTCTTTGTAGTAGCCGACAGCGCTGGCGCATTCCTTGCCTGCATGGCAAGCTCTATTCTCCGCTATCCTGTCAAGATGCAGCCGGTAGAGGACGAACTGGAAGAGAACGTACCCGAGGCAGCCAAGAAGCTCGTCATCAACGCGATGGGCCTGCAGAGCGGTATGTATTACATCTACAAGGGCCAGGTAGGTTTGCTTCAGAACTACTATATGTCTAAGGGCTGGAAGAATCACAGTTATGCTGAGTTCATCAAGCCTGAAACCTATTCCAAACTCATCCCCCCGTGCTATATCTGCACCGGGAAAAAGGACTTTCTCAAGAAACAGACTTTTGGGTTTAAGAAATGCCTCGAAAACGAGCGCGTTCACCACGACTACGGTTTTGTTTCCAAGAGAGAAACGGTCCATGCTTTTGCAGCGCTCTATCCTGAGACTGAATCTGCAGTCGGTGTGAACCGCGAGATGATTCGATTCTTTGACACCTTCAAAAAATAACAAGGAGCATATTTTATGACTCACAACGAAATGGTTCATGGTCTCTGCACGCAGGAAACTATTACCGTACAGGACTTTGCTGAACTGATACAGAACAGTTCAAGGCTGCTTATCACATGAGTGTCGAAGAAGCGTGGGCTAAATTCGGCACCGAATAATATAGTGAGGAGATATATCATGGCACGTAAAGAAATCAAAATTTTCATGGATTCCAAGGAAGTATCCAACTTCCTGAAAGTCATTGACTGGTCCTGGCTGTTCACCTTCCTCAGTGAACGCTACAACGTCTCGCTGAGCCCCCGCAAAGAACTGAAAGAGCTGCACAATGGTGCAGCAATCATCAAAGTCGAATGGCCTGATGAATTGATTGAAAAGTGCGGGATGATGGCTGATGTATTTTCGTCGGTCAAGCTTGCCACGTTTGATTCGTGTTTCAAGCAAGTCGTGGAATACGATGAAGATAAATTCAATGAAGAACGTGAAGCATGGTTTTCCCATCCGACAAAGATATTCAGCTATCTTGATTGTGATGGCACCGTCAAGGAACGCACTCTTGCGCTGAACATTTCCCTTCGTTATACGCTGTATGACGGAGGCTATAATTTCGCAACACTGCTCTATGCGGTTTATTCCGACGTGAACGGCTGGACTGTACAGATGAAAAAGGAGTAATAGCAATGGTTGAAATGGCATTTAAGGTAAATCCCGGCACCACTTTCTACAAGAATTATTTCGCGACAAAGGAGGAAAAAGCGCATTTCATTGAAATTGCAAAGCAGTTCTTCGACAAATATTTCCCTGATGAGAAGCTTTCGTATGTTTTGAATGACCGACTGACTGTTGATTTGAAGCCGGAACTGCTCGCCAAATACGAGTCCCAGGTTATGAAACGCCGTGACCCTTACGGATTTGTTGTCTTCAAGCAGCGTTCGCCCATGAACTGCCTGTGGGAAGATGAGGTCTGTAAGAACGTGAACGGCAAGAAATTCCTTGCCAACCAGTTCTGGTGGGCCGACTTCAACGGTTCTGGCCGCATCACTACGGAGCTGTGGGATGATGAGCAGGGAAATATCTACGGATATTATTCCTGCGAATATGCAACTCGCAGCACCAAGGTTCCAGACACTGTTACGCAGATTAAGCTGAGTGAATATCACGCGGCTTGCGAAGCATACACGGAAGCCAAAAAAGCAACTGCTGACGCCGCTGCTACAGCTTGACGCTGCTTGCGATGCCGGTAAAATTGTGAATGTACGATAGATAGCATCTGCGCATTTCAGCACTCGTACAATTCACAAACTGATACAACTAGGCAGACTCATCACCACGATGGGCCTGCCTTTTTTGTTTACAGAAAAAGGAGAAAAAATATGAACACAAAACGAATCAAAGAATTGGCTGCACTGACCGATGGAGAACTCGCAAGGAAACTTCTCATTCAGGAGTTTGGCAATGACTCTGAAACCCATTGGGGAAACAACGCACACGATGAACGTGTGATGGTTACTATCAATCCAGACGGAATCGCTCAAAGGACCTGGGAAGCCGACCATTGGGTTCGCCTTGACGAATTCGACAAAGACGGTTTCTATGCCCGTGAGATTTACGAGGGAAAATGGGTCGATGAGCCATTGCCCAAAAACGTCATTGCACGAAATGTCACAATTGCTGCACCGAAACCTATTCAGCAGGAATCCAAAGACACTGAAATTCTTCGAGCGGCACAAGTCCTGTGCAAGCAGCTGACCGGAGATGACACCTTTGGATGGAATCCTGAGTTTCTTGCACAGATTGCGGATTGCACGGCAGCTTTGCTTGCCACCAACGGAATCAGCTCTCATTTTCCGAGCGCCAATACTGAACCCATCTGCTCTTGGGAAAAGCCGGTCGTCGAATATCAGCGTCCGGATTACGCCCTGGAGTATGGTACTAACTACTAAAACGAGGAGGATATCATGGCAAAAAACTATTTTGGTGTCGTTCTGACCACCAAGGAACACGATAAATATCGTCTTGTAGTATACCGCTACAAGGACCCTGGCATCCTTAATACCTGCCCGATGTGTCAGCTGCTTCGGGCCATTCACAAATTCCAGCAGGAATACGCTGAAATTCACCGCGAACATTGCAGCCGTATCCCGCCTCGCAAGTGGTACGAGCTTGGCAGAGTCATGCCGAGTATTGTTCTGCGGAAATATGGCCTGGAAAAACATTGTGAAACGTCGTTTGAGCCGAGCCGCGTACCTCCGGCCTCTGCGCTGAAGCTCATCCATGGTGCGACCGCTTCTAACTGGAAGCAGTACATCTGGTATGTCGATGGGGACGTGACGATGCTTGGCTAAAGACTATTGCACATTCGTGCGAGACCCATACAATTAGAATTGTACGATAGATACCAGCAATTGAAAAGGTGCTTTGCCTTTCGTACAATTCACATTTCGCTTGAAGGCGGACTTCCAATATCTGGAGGCCCGCCTTTTTGCGTACTTACAAAAAAAGGAGTGTAAATTATGTTTATCATCACAAAAACTTTTACCGATGACGAGGGCCATCTTTTCACAAAGGTAAATCCAAAGCAGTATTCCACTCCCGGAGAAGCATACGATGCTATGCGTGAGGATTACCTCAATGAGCTCAAAAGCCGAGGTCTTGAGGACAACGGCGGTTCCAATGAAGATGGCGAATCCTGCCCTGGCGGATACATCATCAGCGATGAGGCTCAAATCTACGATTTTGCCCAATACACCCCGTATGAACAGCTTCTTCCTGCTGTTTTGTTCGGAGTCCATCGGATTGGTTAAGGAGAATCGCAATGGCTAAAAAGCGTACTATCAAAGAAATTACAAAAATCAACCAAAAGCAAGCAGCACTCGAAGGCTATTCCTACGAAAGGGCCTATCATACCGCCAAGCAGGCAGGGGAACCCTCCTACCGATTTGCTGTCGGCGACAAGGTACAGGTAGGTCATCTTCTGAACTGTGTTGTTGATGAGATTCTGGAAGACGGGCACATGTACCTTATCCGCAGTGGTGCAAATTGTGACGACTATTCCTGCTGGGCCTGGACAAGTGTTCGCCCACTGGATAATGGCAATAGCACGCATTTTGCCAAGCGCAATTCTGCACTGTTCCGCCTGCACTACTCAAACCGCAGCATGTACTCTCTGCTCAGCTTCCAATACCTGTTCGGCGTTGATTTCAACCCTGATTATCAGCGTGGTTCTGTTTGGGGTGATGAGGACAGGGAAAAGCTGTTGGACAGCATCTTTATGGGTCGCGAGATTGGTCGTTTCGTCTTTAAGCAGCTGCCATTCACTCGCACAAGCAACGATGGCAACTACTATGAAATCGTTGATGGCAAGCAGCGTATGTTGACCCTGCTTGCTTTTTACGAGAACCGATTCCCGTACAAAGGCGTATTTTACAACGACCTTTCTGCACAGGACAAGAACTGGTTTATGGATGCCTCCATTGGCGTTGCTGAGATTGACAAGAGCGTAACTCGCGCAGAAGTCTTGGAAATTTTCCTTGCCCTGAATGAAGGCGGTAAGCCTGTTGCAAAGGAAGTTCTTGACCATGCACGCGAATTGCTGAACGAAGAGAAGGGAGAAGGATTATGAGTCCTATGTTCAAACAAAAGGTCGGTATGACGTAAATTTATGCAAAAGGAATCGCAGAACTTTTTCTTATTCGCTGCAATCCCTATCATTGGGACGGCAGTGGGGAAGTGCCTGACAACATCAGTTTCGATGTGTACAAGCGCAAAATCGATGAAACATACGATGGCTGCACACTCGAAATTCAGCTTTGCAAACCTGATGGTTGTTTTTGCTATGCGGCTTCTGTTCACCTGTATGAAGGCGGATTCTGGACAGGGCACGGCATTGGCTGTTTCGACAAGACTGTGATTTGCAACGACCCTGGTTCTGTCGATGCCTTGACAAGCGCCATCATGCGAGTGTGCATGATATACGAAAATCTCACAAATTTCCGCAAGGTTTTCGTCAAGTGCCTTACCATCAGCCAGAAACGAATGAACGAAATCAAGCAGTATACCGATGACGGCAAAGAGCAGGATGAGATTGAGTTCGAATCCGTTATCTTCGCCGATGGTATGCACATGGATGTTCGCTGCATCCCACGCCACAATGGACCTTCCTGGTGCGAAGCGGCTATTTATCGTGAGGATGAGGATATCGTCACGTCTGAGCCGAGCAACTCGTTCTACAGCCATTGGGTTTGCCAGACGGCAAACGCCACCTACCATCTTTATATAGGTATTGCTACGAATGAAACTTGACGCGCCTTGCGAACAGCATATCATAGAAATTGTACGATAGATACCAGCAATCGAAAGGGCGTTTTGCCTTTCGTACAATTCACAATTTCGCATGAAGAGCGGACTTCCCACATCGGGAGGTCCGCCTTTTTGCGTTATAACAACAAAAGGAGTGTATTTTTATGAAAATGACAATCACAGGCCAAATTGATGGCAAATCCGTGCCAATAACTATTCCGATTGAAAAAGTTATCGAAGCTTTCTGGCCTTACGCCACCAAACCTTCTGCTCTCTCTGTTTCCACTGAGCTTGACGCAGACGGCATCAGTGCTAACTTCATGCTCGGCCAGGAAACGAAGGATTCTTATCCCGGTATCTGGCTCACCAGCAAAAACAGCAATACCGGTCGTGCAGGTTTCTGGTTCTGTTTGGAGCTGCCAAACAGTCGAAGCGCGTGCTTTGGGTGGATGGGTCGTTAACTCACGTTGAACCTCTAACCGACAACTATCTGAAACGCCAAGGCGCTGCCACCGAAAAGCAACTCGATGAGTACGACGCTTGAACTGATACCATAAATTTCCCCACCTAACCAAAAATAACAAATAAGGAGAGTAAAACTATGTATCTCGAAACTATTGATGAAAAAGCGTTCCGTTCTTTTCTTTCTAATCCTGCTATTTCCGTTCTGGACGG